CACATTTAAACAGACTCCCGAAGGAGTCAATTTCACAGAAAGGAACATGAACAAGATGTTTAAGACAAGATCACTTAACAGAATGACAGACATCCAGAGAGCTGAGTTCGTTCAGCGTGAGGATGTTCAGAAGACACTCGCAGAGGTTAGAACTCTCATCAAGGAGAAGAGAACAGTCACAGGTGCTGGTCTTACAATCGGTGAGACGATCCTCGGACTCATCCGTGAGAACGTCATCGACTATTCTAAGCTTTACGGCAGAGTTAACACAGCTGTTACAAACAAGGACGGCCGTGTTATCGTTCAGGGCATCGTTTCCGAGGCTATCTGGACCGAGTGCTGTGCAGCTCTTAACGAGCTCGATCTCGAGTTTGGTCAGGTTGAGCTTGACTGCTATAAGGTTGCTGGTTATCTCGTACTTTGCAACGCAAACATCGAGGATAGTGACATCGATCTCCTCGATGCTGTTGTAGTTGGTCTTTCTCAGTCACTCGGTAAAGCTATCGATAAGGCTATCCTTTACGGTACAGGTACAAAGATGCCTACTGGTGTAGTTACAGCTATCGCTTCCACAGCTTCTCAGCTCGTAACAATCTCCGGCTCCGATCACGGCACGGCTTTCATCCAGGACATCATCAAGGCAGCTGCTAAAGCTGATTCCAAGTATTCTCGTGGAGATAAGCTCTGGGTAATGAGCGATGCTACTTATGCGACAGTTATGGCTGAGGCCGTAGCTATTGACGGCTCCGGTGCTTATGTTGCTATGGTTAATGGTCGTATGCCGGCAATCGGTGGCGACATCATCGTCGTTAACGATGTACCTGATAACACAATCGTTATGGGTTACTTCGATCTCTACGCTCTCCTTGAGAAGAAGGGCATCACAATCGACACATCCGAGCACGTTAAGTTCCTCGAAGATCAGACAGTCGTTCGTGGTCGTGCAAGAATGGACGGCAAGCCTGCAGTTGCTAAGGCTTTCGTTGCTATCGGTATCGGTGCAGCTCCTACGACAAGCGTAGTTTTCCCCGGACAGGACGATCCTGAATCCTGATATTTAAGGAGATCAGACCATGAGTGAAGTTAATGATAACGTCCTCTTGACGAGATTAAAAATCGACATAGGAATTATCAACTCGACAGCTTACGATGAAAGACTTAAGAGTCTCCTGACAGTCGCTGAAAAAGAAGTCAGTAAGTTCGTCGGTGAAGATGTCGACATTACATCAGATATAGATTCAGAGCTCGTTATCGACTACGCTCGCTGGCAGTGGTTATCAAGAAGGGAGCCGACAGTAATGCCGGCCTCCCTTAAATACCGCTTGAATTGTAGAGCGTTTGGAAGAGCGACTCCGAGTGGTTCTGGATCTTAAAATTGTTTGCTGAGGTGAGGAAAAATGGCTCGAGATGTTTCGTTCTTCCTTTTGGGAGAGATACGATCAAAAGATCAGACAGGTCAGACAGTGACCATCAAGACACAGACCGAAGCTATCGGGATCCAAAACAGCACTTATCAGAATGAGTTCTTCCAGGCAGATCAGGCCGGATTAAGACCGCAGGGTTCGATCAAGATGAACTCTGCAGACTATCACGGAGAAAAGCTTCTCGGATTTAAAGACGTAAATCAGAATATGACAGTGTATTCGATCTATCGTACTTTTGAGCCTGATAACGACTGGATAGAACTGTATTACGGTTCGAGGGTTGGAAATGGATAGTCTTACAGCTCAGATCAATAATGTCCTCGCTCAATATACGTCAGACGTTAATGTGACGGTCGACGAGGTCATGAAGAGCGGAGCACAACAGGCTAAAAAGGCCCTTCAACAGCTTTCTCCTGCAGATACAGGAAGATATGCGAAATCATGGGCCGTTAAGAAAGAAAAAGGTCGATATATCGTCTACAACAAGAAGCCCGGATTAACACACCTTCTCGAAAATGGTCACGACATCATCCGTGACGGAAAGAAGGTCGGAAGAGTCCAGGGAAGACCTCATATCAAGCCTGTTGAAGAGATGATTAGCGAAAACATTATCAAGGAATTGGAGAGTAAATTATGACGATTAGTTCACTTAAGACGTTACTTGAGACAAATGGCTTCAATGTTAATCTCGGTGTTGCTCCTGATGGTACCGCTTGTCCTTATATCGTGTTCAGAGATGTCACGAATCCGAACTTTGCAGCAGACAATAAAACATACACCGAAACTACTTCACTCAGACTCAATCTGGTCGAGAGTGAGGTTCGTAACTGGTCTCTTCATTCGACTCTGAAAGGGATCCTCGATAATAACTCGCTTCCTTATAGCGTGACCTTAGTCGATGACTCTAATGAGCACGTCACGGAGACCTATTTTGATATTACTTTTTTAGGAGGAATCTTAAATGCCTGAGAAAAAGGAAGCAAAGGTCTTTTACGGCCTTTCAAATGTGCATTACGCAAAGCTTACCGAGACCACAGACGCTCAGGGAAATGTCGTAACATCTTACGGCACACCTAAGAAGTGGCCCGGAGCTGTAAACATTCAGCTCGATCCTTCCGGCAATCCTACATTTTTCTCAGCAGATAACATCGCTTACTATGCTCTGTCTAATAACAGAGGTTACGAGGGCGATTTCGAGTCTGCTATGATCCCGGAAGACATCAAGATCGACGCAATCGGAGAGGCAGAGGATGATAACGGCCTCATCGTTGAGACAGATAAGGACGAGATCTCTTACTTCGCTCTCATGTTCGAGTTCCAGACAGACATTTCCGC